AACCCATTTGAAAAGCCGCATAAACGATTTCGCCGTAGATCGGATAAACACCGTCATATTTAGCAGTCTTGGCAATAGCGCCAAAGTTAGTTGTAGAACCATCGACAATCGCTTGGCCATCGGTGTCATACACCACGTAAGCATAACGAGAGTTTTGGGCGGTAGACCATGCAGCAATCAAAGTCTTGCCAGCAGCATCAGGCTCCCATGTAGTCGTGAAGCTGAACCAGTTTTGAGTAATGCCACGAATCATGGTCATGCAGGTGTCGATTGTGTCAACAGCCGCGCCTTGAGACAAAACAGCAGCCGTAGCAGCCGTGAATTTCAAGCTAGTAGACAATGTGCCAGTGGCATAACCAATGGTAGATGTAGCGCCTGTAGTTGAGCTAGTCAACTGGAAAGTGCTATCAATCGCGTTCCATGTGCAGGTGGGCTTGCCCGTACCTGTGAAACCCGCTGTGATCTTGGTTGCCGCATCGCTAAAGCTAGTGGCAGTAGCAAGGTTAATCGTGCTAGAAGTGAAGGCAGTACCGTCAACAGTCACAATCAGAGTGCCAGTCAAGGCTTGCAACTGTGTGAGCGTCAAAGAAGACAAAGAACCAGATTTCAACCATGCCGCACGTGCCGCACCAACATAGGGGGCGACTAGCAAAGTAGTGGGCTTAATAGCCGATTGTTCATACCCTGAGAAGTACGTTTGTGCAAACGCATATTCAGTGGATGCAGTGCCAAAGAAAGCACCGACAGAATCAACACTGCCAAACGACTTAACGCCGCCTGTGGGTACTAATTCAGATTTGGTGAGAAGCAGGCCGTTTAGTGCAAGTGCATTACCACCCGCCGATAAAACACCTGGTTGGATACTGACGATATCATTTGCACTGATAGCCATGATTTAAACCTCGTTGTTAAAGAATTTCATTGTGTAATTGTAGCAAATAGCGTGCCAACATACAAAATTATGCAATCACGCCCACTAATCCAGTCTCTCCAGTGATACCCGCTTGGGCATTGCCTTGAGAAACCATCATGGCGATTTGATTCGCAGAATCCTGCGGCACAGTCAAAGTGCTATTGAATTGGAGCGAAACCGTCATAGTCCAACGGTTGTAGTACTGCGATTCGCCTGATATGAATGGCGCTTGCACACCATCGCTGCAATACATCGGCTTAATCCATGCGGGGAATTGATCGGTACTCCAAAAAGTACGGTAAGCGGTCTTTACTGCGTTACATTGATCGTCTGCCAGTTCGCCGTAAAAGTCTAGTTGTACGTCTAAGCGTTTAGGCGTTGAGATTGTGTATTCGCCGTTAGCGAATTTGAGGGTAGGTGTTTCAAGGTCTGCGGTTAGCAATTCAGTGAACACCACGCCGATAGCAGGCACGTGAGGCACTCTGTTTTGTTGGGCGCGTACCATCTCAGCATTAGGCACAAAAGGGCTTACAAAAGCCGCTAGAGCGTCAATACAGTCATCAATGGTATGAGATATGGTGTAAGCCATTTATGATGTGCCCTGGTAAATTAACACGCACTTAGTCCAAGTGGGCCACGATTCCAAGACCTTAACGACTAACCATGTCTTGCCAGACCACTTAACCAAGTCACCGCCAAGACTATCGGGTTTTACGATACCCCTCAAGTCGCCTTTGATGTAAATCGCCTTAGACACGCCCGAAATATTCAGGCCGTCAATTTGGCGCAATTCATCGTTTGAAAGTGCTTGAATTTGCGCGGGAAGTGTTAGGGGCGCTGCGTATGAGGGGATTTGTTTCAGTCCAGGCCCAATACTGTAACCTGTACTAGCCCACACATCTACCATGATGTCTTGATTGATAGGCTGGATAGCCGTATTTGCAATGGAGCGAAGGTCAATAGCCATGCCGTGATTGTATCAAATTGGCATGATATTTGCTAATCAACTTTGTGGGTGATTGAATTCTTCATATTGCCTGACGAAATCAGTGGTTTATTAAAGCCCTTCTTGGCAATCGTACTAGGCGCGTTAGCAGGCGTAGTCCAACCGACAATGGATTCTTCCAAAGCGCCGCTAATATCCATTCCTAGCGCGTTTAAAGCCTTTTCGCCTTCAAAGTCTTTGGCTAGTAGCTTTGCTAACTTTGGCCCCCAAGTCCCTGATTCATCGGCAATCATCTTGCGAAAGAACGGGCGTGTAGGAATGTCTTTTGTTCCAAATTCATTAAAATAGGCCACTTGAGCCACGGGCGTACCATCGGGATAAGTAGCGCCTGACATAAACCCCACCGATAAAGTGCCAGCGTCTAGCTTCTTGACCATCTCATTTAGATGGGCCATTAGTTTGTCATCGCCTGATAGTGTAGCCATGCGGTTATTTTAGCAAAATACGTGCCAGTTTTGCAGATTAAAAAATAAATTTCAGGCTTGGAAAAATAGGCGGTTTTTGGGGTAGACTGATAGCATGATTAAAGTATTAGTGCCTATCAGCGGCGGCAAAGATTCGCAAAGCTGCCTAAAACTCGCCTTAAAAGCATATCCAGCCGATGAAATACTCGGTTTGTTTTGCGATACTAAATTTGAGCATCCAAAGACTTACGCGCACGTTAAGCGAATAGGCGAAATGTATGGCGTAAAGATTGAAACCGTTTGTGGTGGCTCTGTGCTTGAGAAGTCAGAAAAATACAAAAGGTTTCCAGGCGGTGGGGCTAGGCACTGCACCGATGAATTAAAGATTAGGGAAACCAAGATTTTCACCAAAGAACTAGCCGAAAAGCAAGGCGGCTTTGAGGTTTGGTACGGTATGCGCTCGGATGAAAGCCACGAACGGCGCACTCGATACGCTGGAAAAATCTGTGATGAGGTCTATGAACCGCACGAAATCTTGCGTAAATATCCAAAGTATCTAGGCGCTATGGGCGTTCGTTTTCGCTTACCAATCCTTGAATGGTCTACCCTTGATGTGCTTGAATTCCTTGATGGTGAGGAAAATCCGCTATATCGTGAAGGCTTTGACCGTGTGGGGTGTTTCCCTTGCCTTGCATCTGGTGACCAATGGAAAGAAAAAGCCTTTAACCATGATGATTTTGGCCGTGAGCAATACGCCAAAGTGCAAGACATGGCAGAGAAAATCCGCGCTAATGGCGGCAAGGGGATTATCTGGACAAGTCAAGAAGGCCGATTTAGAAACGAATCAGGCCAAGGGTGCTTAATCTGTGCTATTTAGTAGCGGGTAGGCTGTGCGATATAACGAAACATACGAAGGTACAAAGTAGACTGCCACCACATTGCGCCATACTGCGTTTGATTAAACCAAAACGCCGAACCTTTGGGGATGTGAGAAGTATCGTAAGACACCGAAACACTACCCTCAGTGGCAGAGCCTAGCAGACCCACGGGAGCCGCGCCACTTGCAGAGCTACCCGCGCCAGCTAAACCAGCCACGCCCGATAGCTTTGCAATATGCGCCACCAAGAGATTCAACAATCTCAAACGCTTTGCAACGTCTTGAACGGGGCTTGCGTCTGTGTTGTCTAAATACAACTCGGCGTCGTGGAAAATCTCAGACAAAACAGCATCCGACACCGAGGCAAATTCCACGTATCTGGCCTTAAACGCTGCGGGGTCGAATACTGCGATTGTCATAGATTAGTCCACTTTATCAACTGATTTTTCTTTGCTTGGGTCGATACGCTCCAAACCAGTCACGCGCTCCAATACATCACGGATGATGCTTTTCTCTGCGCGTTTGTCTTCAATCGCAAAGATGGAGCCGTTTTTAAAGGCGGGAAATTCTGCGTTAGCCTCAGACCATGCAGCCCAGAATTGATCGTCCACTTCGTTAGTCATATGGGTCGCGCCGATAATCATCGACTTGTTCAAACCTTGCAAGGTGACTTTTTTCTCGCCAACTTCCAAAATCAAACCGTAGGGTAATCGAGAGCCGATTGTGATATTTGCCATGTTTCCATCTCCAAGTTAATAACGGGGTAATTATAGCAATTTACGTGCCAAAGAAAAAGGGCAGGGTTTTTACACCCCACCCATCTAATGTTTCACCTTTTGGGCTTTACATCAGACACCCAGCATTTGGGAAATGGCAAATGGCGCAAGAATGACCGTGCCAAATGTTCCCTGCGAACGCTTTTGTTTCCAGCTAGAGGCCTGCACGATCACGGGGTGAGCGCGCATTTTCTCTGTGAAGGCGCAAGTGGCGGTTTGTTGGCCTTCCACTTGATTAGCGATCAACTGCACCAATTCACCCGAAGCTGTGCTGTATTCGGGGGCCGTTTTGAAAGTGATGTTAGGGAAGTTTTTCTTCACCAAGTCAGTCACGTTAACGTTAAATTGGTTGGTCGTTGCCATGTACACATCGGAGATGGGAGACATTGCCAAAGTCATTGCAGTATCGCGGTCAACGTTGCCGTTGGCTTGAGTTTGCAATTGCTTGAACAGCTTTTGAATGTCAGCCAAGATTTCGTTTGCGGTAGCCACAGACCACGAAGTACCAGTAGCGGCCTTAGTGATAGGTGTAACAGCAGCGGAGAGGCTAGGGTCGTTCAGCAAACCGTAGTTTTGCAGGTTAGACACGCCAAAGAAGTATGAACGGTTTTGGAATTTGTTCAATGTCAAAGCGGTTGCAATGCTGATACGGTTAGCCCAGTCAACCTTTGCCAAACCTGCACGCTCCATCTCGCGCTCGCCCCATGAGGCGGTCACTTGATAGTGGAAGGATTGACGGTAAGGGAAGTTGGTATTCACACCAGCGTTACCGTTCTCAGAGTAGTCGCCATAGGCCGCGATCTCACCAGTCGATTCAACGATAGGGAAAGTAGCGGATTCGGTCAACCAGTTGCCCTTTTTAGATTCGTCACCGACAATTTCGGCGGCTTTCATAGGGGCAACCAACACTTCGATCAACTTAGGGTCGATGTAGGTGGTCAAGAAGGCGGGAATACCAGCGTTAGAAGCAGTCACCAAGGATGGTTGTGCGTCTGTGGCCATCATCGCGCCAGCGGGGAAAATAATGCCAGCTTTTTCAGCGAGGGCTTGCAGTTTAGCGTCCATGTTAGTGGCTCCTTAATTAAGCGGTAATGACGGTCAATTCACCGATAGCGCAGGCGCGTGAAACGGTGAAGTCGGTTTCGATGAAGCCACTGATAGTCGCACCGGCTGCGCCAGTTTGAACAGTACCATCGGCCAATTTTGCAAACACTTTTTGACCGATAGTTGCAACGGCAACGGTAGCGGTAGCGAAGTAGTCGCCTTTGCTCATCAATGTCACTGGTTGACCAGCAGGCACGCCATTGCCAGATTCAGCCAAGTAAGTGGTGATGAAGGCTTGTTGTTCACGGTGGATGAAGCCTTGAGGCTTGCCAGTACCAGTGTTCAACACGGTTTTACCATCGGAGCCAACCCATGCGAAGCGGCCTACGGTAACGCCACCCGAACCAGCGACAAAGCCGCCTTCTGGAGATGGGAAAGATGCGCGGGGGTTGCCCGATGCGAAGTCACCATTCAAGCCAATGGCAGGGGTGAGGTTTACTTGAGTTTGAAAGCCCATTTTAGTAGCTCCTTAGATTTGAGTGAAACGGTCAAGACCAGCCACGGCAACTTTCGCTGCAGGTGCTGCATCCATTGCAGGTTTTTGAGCAGAGGCAACCTTAAACAAGGCTTGCAGTGCTTTTGTGTCGGTCAAGCCGTGTGTGTCTACATTCATGTGCTTCAAAGCAAAAGTGTAAACATCGGCGGCAGAATCCATGCCGATAACGTCACCCACGACAGGGCGCACGTCACGCTCGGCTTGAGCGAGTTGCTTAAATTCAGCGCGGAGCGAATCCATAGCGGCTTCAACCTTTTTATCGGTTTCGTCTTCTTGGTCTTCGTCTTGAGCTGTGGGCAACTTAGGCTCATAAGGCGCGTCTTCGTCTTGGGCGGGTGCAGAAACGCAACCCAAAGCAGCATTGAGAGTTTCCTCGTCAACTTTGCCAGCCAAAATAGCGCGGAGCTTATCAGCGGGTGATTCATCAGCAGCAGGCGTTGGTGTAGTGTCAACCATTTGGTCTTCTTCTACCATCGCTGCGTTGGTTTGTTGTGGCTCGGGATTGTCTTCAACGCCTAAAACAGCGTCAATGATTTTGTCCGCTTGCTCTGGGTTCAAAGTCGAATCCATTGCAATCAGCTTATCACGGGCCACTTCTTTACGGGTCTTAGGCATTGCCAATTCCTTATTGAAGTTTGTGGGGGCGGAGTCGGCAACTATCACATCACTGCCAGCGCGTCCGACTTCCACCAGCGCCAAGTGATTTCCTTGAATCGAAGTCATGCGGCCATCGTACGCTTCACCATCGGGTGTCGTACCTGCCTCCATAACTGGGATATATCTATAAGCGCACGACAATTCGCGCACTGTATCTGTTTCAATTCCTGCAATCGCAGTCTTATCCCACACGCTAATATCAGCGTTCAAATAAGTACCGTCAAAATCCACATCGGAGCCGATAGCGCCCACAACTAAATCAGGGCGGGGGGATTCAACTGTTACGGGTACGTGTTCAGAGAGTACAGGCAGACGGGCAAAGGTAGCCGCGCCTTTTTCTAACTCTTGAGGGTCGCGGTACATCCGATATAGCTTGTCAGCTTCTAAGCCTAGACCCTGCCAGTTTGGAATTTCTTGCCCGTAGTATTCGCAGACATTCGCCTTGCTAATACGTGTCGTGGCAACGTGCAAACGCCCATCAGCATCAACAGCGCGGACGCTTTTATCAAATGCGTAATGGTTTTGCTTATTCATAGTTCAAATTATAGCAATAACTGTGCCAACTTACAAATTAGTCGCATACGCCAGCTAAGGCGAAATCATTGGCCTTTGTTTCGGCCTCTGCAAGTCTTTGCTGTG